CAGCAGGATACGCAGATGTCTGGGCACGTTCTATCGGTTTTGTTAAAATTGATGAAAGTAGCACAATTGCTATTTACCCACGTAGGGATTGGGGCGACCCATCCATGGACAATGTATTTGAAATTGGTGATATTGTATGTACTAATACCGCGGCATATAACCATTCATACGGCTCAGGTGTTGATGCTGGTGTTATGGTATATAAATGTGTTAATATACCAGATCAAGGCGAATGTTCTATAGATAATATCGAAGAAAATAATAGTGCTAATGCTAAAGAAACATGTATAGGTTTAGGTGGTACTTGGACAGGTAGTGATGCTTTTGATATTCCAACTGGTAAAAGTTTAGCTGTTAAAACTAATGATGATTATACATGGGAATATATGTATACAATCCCACCTGCTAGTGTAATCATTGACATGACAGATGACTTTATTCCTGTTCCGTTCCCAAGCGATATAGAAGCTGACCCTAGTCAATGGGGTTTAGAAAATGCAATAACAGAAAATATGGATCAAAACCGCACTATCTATGATATGAAAACGAATCTTTTAAGATTTAAAATTCCTCTATCTGTAGCTCATTTTCCTGAACTAGCTGACCCTGCTGCTACAGGTTTTAGACAACTTTCCGTAATATATAATCCGTTATTAGTTAAAACTCTATATAATGAACCAAGTATTATTGCACAGGATGATTTTTATAACAGCGATGAATTACAATTTAATAGTGGCGAAATAATATATATGGAAAACAGACAACCTATATATAAATCAACTTATCAATCAGAAATAGTTACTATTACTTTCTCTTTTTAAAAGCCATATATATAAATATACAAAAATGAATTTTTAAGGACAATATTACAATATGACTATTTATAATCCTAACACAGGAACAAAACAAAACTTAAATACTGGTACTCCAGGTCAAGTTGGTACTGCTGATACGGTTAATGCTGGTGGTGTAAAAATTGCTGATAACTTTGACCAAATATACGATGCACTAGGAGATTTACGTGTTAGCTCATCAGGCACACAAGAAGGTAAACAATTTATACATCCAGGTGGTGTATACCAACTTTTAGACCAAAGTTCTAATCTATACCCAGGTGGTAAATATACAGTTGATACCACTGGACTACCACAAAACATAATTCTTACATTACCACCTATAGAAATATTTTCACCTTCAACATATGATGGCACATATGCTGTTTCAGGTACACGTATTACACTACAGGATGCAACAAATTCTTGGGGTACTACTGGTATAACAGTTAGAACTTCCCCAGGTAATACTATTACTGGTGCATTTTTTGACGGTAACGACTTACCAGGTACACAAAAAATATATGTTTTAGAAAATGACCAAGAAGTCACATTAATTGCTAATTATGATCCTATTACAGGAAATGCTAATTGGAATGTTCATACTAGAAATATGAACACATTTGAACCTAAACCATCTGAAGTTAATCAATTTATTGATGATAATCAGGAAACTATTGTACAACTTTTAGACATACGTTCTTTTAAATCTATTAAATACTTAGTATACGCAGAAGAGATTGATACCTCAGGATATACTGTTAGAAATAGTACGGCTGAAGTTTTGTTACTTTCACTTCCTGAACAAAAAGTTAGCTCAACACCACAAGAAATGTCATCTACTCAATACGCAAGTGTTATATGGGACGAAAATGACGCCGATTATAACGATTTGTTTGAATATGAATTCATAGCATATTTTGACACTGTAGCTAATAAACCAATTGCCTCAATTGCTATATCATCTAACATAGTATCACCAAATGCATTAAACGTATCAATAAATACTATTAATGTAATTTAACAAGGAGCTTTATATAACATGGCTAAACAAAATATTGACATAGGTGCTGTTATTGATGATGGCACTGGTGATTATATGCGAAAAGGCGGAATTAAAATTAATTCCAACTTTGAAGAAATATACGATAACCTAGGCGATTCTAATAATATTCACGCATCAGGCTATTGGCAAACATTTGCACCAACTGATAGTTCAAATAATGAATTAACACTGAACTTCGGTGACCAAATTAGCG